ATAGCAAAATCATCGAATCCTAAATCGTCATCATCTTGTTCTGACTCTTTTTTATTTTGTTTCTTTTTCTTCATTATAATATTATACGTCCAAATAATATAAGAGCAAGGGGGGTATTGACAGAATTGGATTTGGTGTTACAATGAGCGTGTACGCGATGGACAAGGAAAAATATACTTATTAGATACTATAAAGTACTTTAAGTACCCTCTGAGTCTTCTTCAGAGTTATCTTCGTTATTATCTTGAAAAAGTTTGGTTGGATCATCTGGCCAATCGCTCAGATCAAACTCCTTAAGTTCTTTTTCGCTCATTCTTTCCATCTCTGGAATAAGAAGATCCCCATCATCCATCATTTCTGCAAACATTTCTGGATCCAAAACACCAGTATCAATGAGGTCTGCGATTACATCAGATGGGAAAAACAAAAACATTCCAACCATATTTGGTTTTTTATCTGGTGATTCGGGAGTGGATGTATCTTCTTCTTTTGAATCTTTCTTACCAAGAAGCTCTTCTTCCATTTTCTTTTGGATCATATTCATCATATGTGGATTTATTCCACTCATTCCTAAATCAGGAGGAAGTTTTGGAGTTAAATCAGATGCCATTTGCTTAAAAAGATATTCTTCATCTTCACGCATTTTTTGTTTTTCGTAAAGAAAAACAGTTTCCTTTGCAGGATTTAATGTCGTTGCAATATGATCTTTTGGTAATTGAACATCCAGATCATCAGTAAGTTCAAGCCAATTACGCATGATCATAACTTCTTTTGGATAACCTGAGTTATCAACCATAAGAACTGATTTTACGATCATTGGGCGACTTATTTTAATGGTCATATCGTCCTGACTATCGATCATTCCTATTAGCTCTTCACCACTTTTCAACTTAAAGATCTTGTAGTCTAAATCCATAATGACCTCCATTAGTATTTATCAATCTTGATTAAGATGTATCAACTTAAATGGGAATTTTTCATTTTCATAAATTTTTAATCTTTCTATGAAATGATTAAATGTGTGGTTCTTATATGCTTTATATCGCAGATCATCAACGATATCATATAAAGACATGTGAGTTTTTGTATCTGATTTTCTCAATCCTCTACCAATTGATTGCAAAACTCTAACAACTGATTTTGACGGAGAAGAAAATACGATGTTATGTATGTTCTTTATATTAATACCAGTTGAACATGTTCCATAAGAAGCGATCAATATACTATCTTGAAGAGTATCAATTTTTTGACGAATGAATTCTCTTTGATCAAGAGGAACTTCTCCTGCGATGAAAAATACATGCTTATCAAAATCTTTCATCATTTCGTATAATTTTTTTCCATGAGTATCTACATGGCTGAAAAGTACTAATGTATTACCTTTCAAAGATTTACACAGCTGCTTGATTATTGTGTATCGTTTTTCACTAGAAAAAATATAATCAAGTTCATCTCTATATTCCATTCTCTTTGTTTTATTACATTCCTTATCAGGATATTTTAAAATAAGACAATTAATATCAATTTTACTTAAGATATCATCTTCAATAAGAGTTTTTGTGCTAGTAACTCTATAAAGAGGACCAAACAATCCTTCGATTATAAATTTATGAACTTTTGTGTTATCAAGAGTACCAGACAATCCGAATCGAATAGGACAATTTTTAAGCTTTTCCATTATTGTTGATAATGATTTTGCTTTAAATAAATGGCATTCATCACCAATAACGGTATAAAAATTATCAAAAAATTTATCGTTTTCTCTAAAGATACTTTGCCATGTTGATATTACAACTTTTTTAGTTATTTCTTTATTTTCTCCAGCATATATCTTTTGAATATTGCTTTTAACAGACCATCCATTCAATCGTGAATAATCTTCAAAATCATTGTATAACTGCGCCACCAAACTTGTTGTTGGTACGACTATAAGAATGCTTTTATCCGCTGGAATATAATCCGCAAAAAATCTCATAAGAGTATAAATTATAAGTGATTTGCCAGATCCAGTTGGAGAAAGCAATAATGCTCTTTTATTCTTTATTCCATGAGTTACTGCTTGTATCTGATAATCGTGCGGTGTAATTTGCTTTCCATTACTTGATACTTTTAAAAAATCAAGCATGAATTTTTTTACAGCTTCATCTTCTATATAAAAATTATCAACTGCTATATTATTTTTATAATGATAATTTCTATCTATAAAAAATTTTTCAACATAAGGAAGCATTCCTTTGTAAATTTTTTGAGTAAGAAGACTATACAATCGTATTTTACCATCCCATAACTTTTTTCTGAATGATGGATTGTACTTATGATTTGGTACAGTAAATGTAAAAAATGAATTAAGTTCTTTTGCGATATCCTTTGGGCATCGCACCTTAATATAAGCATCATCAACTGGCTCTATTGTAATATTATTGTCCATTGGTGAATTTGATCCAGTCTATGGCTGATCTTATATTCCATTGACGGCCATTTACAATTTTAATTACGCCGTCAAGATAATTGACCATTTCTTTTTTCTCAGAAATCTTACCTTCAAGATTTATGATATCATCATCAGCTTCTATAAATTTATCAACATCCGTCTTTAGAATGTTTAATTCAAATGGCTCCCATTTCAGTTTTTCAAGTTCTTCTCTGCTGAGTTTACCCATATAATATAGCCATTTGTATTTTCTAAGAACCTTCATAGTTCTTTCATCTGTAGAAAGTTCTTCTTTATATTTTTTAAAAAATAACAAATACTTGTTATGAATCTGAGGAGTATTTACAGATTCTTGAGCCAATTCAGTAATATCAATTTTTAGGTCTTGATCGACCTGTTTTTTTAATTCATCAAAAGTCATAATATAAGTATACCAAAATATAGATTAAATCAATCTAAAGTCGTATTTCCAGGATCTGGGCTGAAGCTATAATAGGTATAAGCAAAGCTAGCACTTACTCTTGCTGGCTCAGATGCTGGAAGAGTCGTATCAAACATTATTCCACCTAAAGATATCGGAAAAATATCAAAGAATGTTGCAGTAATATTTGCAGTATAAGAACTTTTTTGGACTATGAGTGTTCCTGTAGATGTAAATTTATTTTCTGGAATGTTAAAAGTACAATCAGAATCTAAGTTACCAATATTCCTCATCCATCTATAAATTTCCAACCAGTTGGTCATGTTTTCATCAACGATGAATTCGACATCTAGATTGGCAAAATTATAAGTTCCTAATGGCCTTTTGACTGGAACGCCTAAAGTTGTTGGCTGATCAAAATTTGGAGATAAAATTCCCGGTAAAGTTACTTTTTGAAGAAAGAATGTAACTGTCGGTATTCTAGACAACTTAAATGTATAGAAATTTCTATTAAGTTGACTGATATTTACCGGATAATCTGCCTGTGCCATAAACTATGTATAATGAAAAAGGGAGAGGATTTCTCCTCTCCCTTCTTATTACTGACTGTACTTACTACTTATCAGTTGCCAGTGTTACCGTGAATGTTAGTAACTGCAAAGAGTCTGTAGTACTGATTGACGTTTTCTGTCAATTGTGTTCCAACTGGCTGACCACCAGAACGGACGAATGGGTTCTGGACCATGCCGTAGCGGGTCTTGAAGCCAATCTTGGGCTGGAAGGTGTCAGGATCAACTGCACGAACCATCTGGAGTGGGACGTATGGGCAGTAGAAGATACCAGCATCGTAGGGGCTTGCGCCTCTATAGCCAACGCAGACGAAGTTCTGAGTTGAGCTGCTATATGGATCGATGTAGACTCTCATCTTGCCATTTAGGATACCAGCAAAGGTGTTGCCAGTGTCATCAACTTCAAGCTGAGTAGCAGGAGCTGGAGTTAGCTGTAGGAATCCGCCCATGGTTAGAGCTGAAGCAACATCTGACGAGCAGATGATGAAGTTGCCCTTACCACGACGAGTATCCTTAGCGATTACGTTAGCTTCACGTTCAATCTGGAACATGAGGCCACGGAAGCGTTCAGCTGACCAACGACCGTCTGAGTCGAGTGCTAGGTCATATGCTCCACCAGTACCAGATTGATCCTTTGATCTTAGATCTGACTGTTGGCAACCAAGTTTAGCAACCCAATAAATGTTGCGAATAACTTCGCGGTTCATTTCAGCAAGAATTTCGGTGCTGAGAATGTTAGCGAGTTCGGTTTCAGCGTCAAGACCGTGAACAGCCTTTAGATCTTGAGCAAGCTCAGTAGTATATTCGGCCTTTAGAGCACGGGTCTTCGCAGTAACAGCAATGCGGTCGATAGCAAATGCCATTTCCTTGAATGGATTACCAGAACCGCCTAAATCTTCAGCTCTGCTGGTTGAAATACCAATAAAGTCAGAACCAAAAATTGCAGCTTTGCTAATTGTGGTAACACCAGTAAGTGTTAGTGGAGCAACGCCAGTTAGAGGATCAGTCGATGCACCTGTTGAGGTAGCACCTGAACCGCTGAACTTAGCGAATGGTTCGGCAAATAGAGCTTCCTCACCGCTCTGGCTGTCGTACTTAGATCTCATTGCGAAAATGAGACCAGTAGGAGCAGTCATGGGCTGAACGCCTGCAATGTCATATGCCATTAGATTTGGCATTGCACGACGAACAAGGCTGATGAGAATTGGATCATAGCCCTGTAGGTTGGTATTTGCTGATCCGTTGCTGTTTAGACCGAATCCGCCACCAATTCCATTGGCTGAGGTTTCGGTTAGATACTGCTGACGCATAGCAGCTTCTTGGTTCTCAAGAAGGACTGCGGTAACTTTCTTCTTATAAACATCTTCAATAGCGGGAACTGCGTCGTGATTTAGGACGGGGTTCCACTTTTCAGTTAAAATATCATATGGGGTTGAGTCTTCAAACATTTTGTGTATTCTCCTGTGTTATTTAGTTAAATCCTTATCATTTCTTAATATGTCTACTCATTGCTCTAGCCACCTGAGAGACAGTTTCATTTTCAATAACCTGTGCTGAAGGTTGAACCATTTCATGTAGATCCATTACTGGGCTTGCCACTGGAGCTACTTGAGTTGGTCTAGCTTCTTGTTTTCTGAAGAAATAAGCCTCTTTGAGCGACTGAAGCTTACCTCTGAACGAATCCTCGCCATCAAAATCAAGACCCTTGGCAAGTGATCCTAATTTTTCAATTTGAGTGTCTGTTAAACCGTGGCATTCTTCTAGGAAAATGCCAGAAATCTTGCTGGAAACATTCTCTCTCTTTAGAGCCATGTTTTCGTTGATGACCTTGTTTACAGTTCTAGTGAGTTCGTCATTCTGTTCGAATAGTTCGTCAACTAGATTGTACTTGTCTTCTGGAACATCAATGTAGTGAGCTTCGAATAGATTCTTGAGACCACGAATGAAGTTTTCAGCGACTTGAGTCTTGATGCCTCTTTCAACTTCAACCTTGTTCTCCTGCATCCATTCTTCGACAACATAGCCAAGGTACTCATCAAGCTTTTCAGCAAGTGTACCAGCCATGATTTCGAGATTCTTCTCATACTGTTCAGCAAGAATCTTATTTGCATTCTTGGCATGCTCTTCAACCTTCTCGTTTAGAGCAGCGACAAAGACAGTTTGAAGCTTTGTTACAGCTTCTTCTGATAAATCGCTATCACCAAAAATGGCTTCGAATGCTTCTTTCATTTGAACAGGTGATACCTTTGGGGTAGCAATTGTCATTTGATTGTATGGAGCGAGCTTTTGCATGTTAGGATCCATTCTTGGATCTGTCTGAATAAAGACTCTTCCTCCATTAGCATCCATGCTACCCATTCCATTGACATCAAAGTCAACGAAACCAGCAGCAGCCTTTTGTCCAGAACCGGATGAGGTGTCTTCATCTTCGGACTCATCCTGTTCGTCCTCAGTTTCATCCATCTCTTCTTCCTCGGTTTCTTCTTCCATTTCCTCGCTTAAAATTTCATCTTCGATATATTTTTTTCTATTTCTCATATATTCTCCTAATTTATTTATGGTGTTGGACCAGTCTGTTGAGTTTGTTGCGGATTTTGTGGCGCAACTGTTTTTCTTCTTTCTTCGTCGGGGCTTGCAATCGCATACGGATTGTATCTTGTTAGTTCAACTGCCTTGGCAAAATCCAATGGATTTCTTCCAGCGGCATTGATTATTGCTGCTGCTAATTTAGAACCAATACCAATCAATGGAGCTGCAACTAAGTTAGACATAAAGTCTTGTATGTTATGTTTAATAATTGGTGTTGCTCTCAATGAAGATAATTCTTCTGGTTTTACTTTTTCTCCAGATAAAGCTCTTTGAATTCCTGCTGCTGTTAAATAACCTTTTAGCAAATCAATGCTAGTGTCTGCAACAGTTTCAGCAGCACCTTCAAGTGTACCTAATGAGCCATCTGAATATTCTTTTAAATTTACAGCTTTTGAAATCTTAGATTCTTGCAATTTTAATATTGCTAATTCTTTCTGAAGATTATTAATTTGCTCTATGTATTTACTTTCTATAAAATTCATAGACCCCTCAAAAAGTGATTGAATATTTTTATTGTTTTTTCGGAAAGATTTTTCTTTGGAGTGTTTTCTATAGCTTTTTTGTAGTTTGAAATTGTTTTCTCTTTTAGAATTCCATTACTCCAAACCCACTCTTTTCCTTCCATGATGCCATTAACAAATGCATGAGGAGCAGATGGGTCAGCTACTATATCAACAGCAGCAAGCATGAAATCTTCCTGAACTTGATTTACACCTTCTTTAGTCTTCTTGAGAGATCCCATTCCTCTTGAAGAAACTCCAAGCTGAACTCCTTCTCCCAATAAACTCTTAACTATTTTTCCTGTTGGGGTATCAAGTATTTTGGCTTTTCCATAAACATCATTTCCGCGTTCGTGTAATTCAGTAATTAAATGCGATACACGATCAAGATTAACAGATGGGCCAGTTGGGTGATTTAGTTCACCAAAAGCTCTTTTGTTATTTACATGTTCATTGATGTATCGTCTAACTTCATTCATGAGAATAGGCTTGGGATAAACTCTACCATTTCTATTCTTGGCATCAGCCTGCATGAAGATACCTTCAATGAAATAGTTCTTATTATTACCGTCAACACTTTCAGTAATTACACGAACATTTTCAATTGTTTCGGTTATTAACTTCATTTTTTCTTCTTCTTTGCAGTTATGCCGTTAGCCTTTGCTACTGCTTTATCTCGTGGCATACCCATATTCATAAATTTTTTAGCAATAGCATCTTCTGTGTCATTGCCTACTTGGCCATCGCCATCAATATCTTCCATTTTGCCCTCATTGAAATATGTTCTTGAAATTTCAATGTATTT